CAGTGTTAGGATTAGACAACAAAGTTATAAGACACTCTACACTTTACTACAGCATTCAGTCTTTTCTTTCACTTCTGTTGTAGCTTGCAAAGCCGCCGAAAAAGAGTGTAAACAAGCCATGGAGTGCGGTGTAGTACCCAGAGAAGAAATGTCAGATGGCTACACTGAAACTACATACGTCTACAACCTAGATAAAATTATCCAAATCTACAAGAAGCATGGTGGTGTTAAGTTATGATGATTGCATCCTACTGGGCATCCATGGGGGTAAGGGTTGACAAAAAGAGCGTTGCTCTGGTTGATACAACCTTAAACCGACTAGAACAAAAGTTACGCAATTTTGGTAAGCTTGCTGGTAAGAACTTAAAGATCAACTTTGACATTAGTAGTTTCACGGTTGATCAACGCAAGCTTAATACTGCTATGGGTCTTGCCCTTGATATCGCCAGCACAAGAAATGTGTTTCAGGTATCAAGGTTTACTATAGACCAACAAGCTCTTAATCGCAGCATGTCAAACGCAACACAGATTGCCTCTAGACAAGCAAGAGCTAACGTGAATGTTAGGGCTTCTGTCAACCAAGCTGGTCAAGGTCGTATTGAACCCCGCCATGCTGTTGCAGCAGGCGGTATCGGTGGGATCGCAGCACGAGGGTATGCCCCGGCTATTGCTTTGGCAGGTGGAGCTTACGGGCTTGGAGCTTTAAATAAGCGTAACCAAGAAGTAGTGGCTGCACAAATGCAGACACAAGCTGTTGTACAGCAGTTTGGTGGGACAAAACAACAGGGAACTCAATCTTTCGAGTGGCTGAAAGGTCAAGCAGATAGGATTGGTTTTAACTACTTAGATGCTACAGGTGACTACAATAGGCTCGTATCAGGTTTAATGGGTACAGGTGGTACACTAGAAGGTAGTCAAGACGTTTTCAGAGGTTTCTCTGAGTTTGGACGAACCAACAAGCTTGGTGCTGTACAAATGAAACGTATTTACAAAGCTCTTGGTGATGTTGCTGGCAAAAACCAACTTCAAGCAGAGGAACTGACGAACCAGTTTGGCGACAGCCTTCCCGGTGCAACAGCACTGTTCGCACAAGCATACCAAGATAAGTTGTTAGCTGAGGGTAAAATTTCTACCCGAATGTCAGAGCAAGACGCTGTAACTAAGCTTCGTGCTGACATGAAGAAAGGTTTAGTGAAAGGTGACATCCTAGGCTATGCTGGTAAACGAGCCTCAACTATGGCTCAACCGGGGCTAGAGGCAGCATCTAAAGCTTCTCAAGCTGAACAGGCAAGATTTCAAAACGCACTAAACAATCAAGCGGTTACAGCATCTAATGCCGGCGTAGAATCTGGTTTTGCAAGAATCTTTAAGTCTCTAGCAGTAGCCATGGAAGAATCTACTCCAGTGGTAGAGGGTTTAGCTAAAACCTTTGATGAAATTAGTAAGTATGTCTCATTCGCTACACTACTACCGCAATCTTTCAAGCGTGCCTTTGAAGGTCGTGATAGTTGGGTAACTGATACATTAGGTACTGAGACGGTAGCTAATCTGAAGTCCTTTATCTCTGGTATGAGTGATGTGTTCTCAGAACTGAAGAAGCTCACTTCCACCATCTTAGATGGTTGGGGAATGTTGGTTCCAAGTATTGTAGCCTTTGCTAATAAAGTTGCTGACGTATTTAAGTATACATTCAAGATGTTCAACGCATTACTCCCTGGTGGAGAAGGTGTGGACGCTGCTGCTAACTATGGCAGAGCAATGCAGGCAAGCTTGGCGGGAAAAACACCAGAAGAAGTTGCAGCTATTGCAGCAGGACAAGAGTTTAGACCAAATGTAGCTAACCCTCTTGAATCTGCTTATGGAGCAATGAATAGTTATAACAATCTTCCAGCCCCGCAAGGGTTGTTAGAGCACATGGCTTACCGCTCCGAGCAGTCGCGTCTTGGTGAAGAGTATAGACTTGCTAAGATTGCTGAAACCCAGAATAAAGATAGCATCTATTATAATGACCCTAAAGGGTTTGATGCTATGGTTAATGACAGGATGAAAGCTCAAGCTTTTGATCAAGCTTATAGAGGCGGTAACTCCAGTCAAGTAAACATCAACTCTGGTGCCATTGTAATCAACGCCAACACAAGTGACCCCGAAGCTTTGTCTGAGATTCTTACAGGTAAATTGCGACAGTTGTACACAGGTGACTTGGAAATGACCAAGCTCCAATTCCCACAAGGAGAATAATAAATGTCATTCGCCCTAAGTTGGGAGCCAAGCGAAGTTAACGCTGGCGGATTCCTATATTTTGACGCCATCCTGAATTGGAATCGTAATTTTACAGGGTCTGTCACTAAACACGCAATAGATGGTGGTGGTAACATCACCGATTTCTACATTTCGAACAACCCTACCTTCACCCTTAGTGCAGTTATCTCAGCAGAAGATATTAGCACCACAAGTGCTCTTCTAGCTGACGCAGATGGAAATGAACCTTCTAATACAGCAATGCCACCAGAAGCTGTTATTGTTGGGAGCACTGATCAATCTTTGTTGATGAAGTATATTCCCAATGTTGTTGGTCAGCTACTCCCCGATACTTTGCCTACTGTAATCATGGATGACTTTAAAGGTGATTCTGTCTTTGGTGCATCTCTGGAGGATATTCAAGATATTCTTATCAACCTCCAATCCGGTGAAGGATACAATCAAATCACAGGGCAATTTGAAGCTGTTATTCGTCAAGTCACTTTGTATGAGACAGACGGATTCCTAACACTTGCTAAGAAGCTTCCTGCTGATGAGACAAAGGCTCTTGTAATTACAAGTCTTAGTTTTCGTGAAGATCAAGACTCTGGTTACGTCCTTACCTACACCAAAATTCTCAGAAGCATAAGTCTGAATAGAAGCTCTAATCTGATCTGCACCATCACTAGGGAACTGGATTGGAGCTTCAGGATTAAGACTCAATACCATACTTACATATACAACAACTGGAGTAGGTCTTTCAAATCCAATGTTGTGTAAGAACCCTTGAGTATCTGTAATAGGGATGATCGTATTACCTTGACTCTTAATACCCATTGGCTTATTCTGCCAAATAGTCTCAGCAATGATCTGACTAGACCCGCCAAGTACAACAGGGAAGAAGCTATGAGGAAGAACACCATTAGCATCTATAATGTCTGTATCATTCTCGTAGATTGCCAACTCTTGCACACCATCTACATTCAACAGTGCGGAATAGAGACTATCAAGGATGTTGGAACTACGCTCTAGCTTGGTGTTACGAAAGCGTATGCGTAACTCTTCATCTGTCTCAAGCAGCCTGCCTGGAGAGGCATCAAGTGGATTTGTTACGCTGTCCCACCCAAGAACAGGAGTAACAATCTGTGTAATTGTGTTCGCATCTTGGTTAATAGCACCAAGGACAGCAGCAACCAATTGACCAATCTTTTTAACTTTGGTGATTGCAAGATTACTTGTTGTAGAGAATGTACTGGCTTGGAATACATCAGCCATGTCTACAGTGAGCGTGTCACCAACTAGTGTTGCAATAAGCAAAGGGTGGGAAGCATCAATCAGAGCCTTCAAACCAACAACAATTTCATTAGCTGTAGCACTTGCATCTGAAGTATAGGTGATTGTGGTGCTACCAGTAATGCCCGCTGTATAAGTGATACTGTACGCTGTAGTGTTGGAAACAACACTGACAACTAGAGAGATACCAGCAGACAAGGAAGGAGATAATGCTACACTTCCGCTGACTGAAAACTCATTATTATCAGCAGAGCGTACAACACTACCACCAGCAATAAGTGTACCGTTGTCACCAGCAAACAAACCAACTGCTGTACTAGCAGAAGCTGGGAAACGTGCAATGCCACCATATTGAGCAAGGTTGTCTAGTGAAATACCTGTAGCTGAGTTAGGGTCTAAAGCAGACCAACTCTGTTGGGCAACTTCCCAAAGGTCTGCGTCACCGGGAGCATCAAGAGCAATTAGACGGCCAAGAGCAGAACTCGTACTTGTATCTACCACCTCGCCTGACTTTGCCAAATCTTGAAAGAGTTCTGTTGCTTTCTGTTGCTGTTCTGCTAGGATATCTTGGAGGCGTTTTAGTGTGAAGCCTTCATCTGTAATTCCGTAATTCGTTGCCATTGGACTGCCGTTAGGCATCCTCCTTAGATTAAGGGGTAATTGTGATTAGCCCAGATTCTTCTCCGGTAGTAACTTTTACACGGAATGACAGGGAATATTTTCTGTTCTCAAAAGTGGACTGAAAGAATGTCAGTTCCTTGACGCCATTTTCTGCTAAGATTTCTCTTTGAAAGATGAGGTCAACCGCAGACTTTTTAATCTTGTGCCCAAGGATACTCCAATAGGGGACTCCATAACTGGTATCAAGAAACCATTCCCCCTCAAAATTTCTCAATCTTATAAGGAGTCTTTGAGCAACTACGTCAACTCTGCTTTGAGTTGTGTAATTTGGTGTGAGAGGTCCATTCTTCCAAGTAAGGTCACCATAGGAGGAACTGATTGGGTCTAGGTCTAAAAGTAAATCCATGATTCCTTCCTATGCAATTGGTCCACCAGTATTACTAGGACCAGCTTGAACACCAGTATGTTTGTGTGTGGCGAAGTTAATACCATTAAACAACAGCGTACCAGCAATTGTATAGTTACCAGTATGGTTGATATTACCCATCCAAGTAGTATTGCCAATATCAAAAGTAGCAGTAGTAGCCGTAACATCTAAGTTTACACAAGCAAGAGTGATATCTTGTGTTGCCGTTACATTAGCGTTCTTACAGTTTACTTCCACATTCTGATTGGTGTTGATTACAATATCACCAGAAGCTTTTAACCTCACCTCACACTCATTAGCTGTGCCAATGTTATTAACTAACACAACATCTTCTGTAGAGTGAGGCCATGTACGCTTACTGGGATTGTTGATACTCTCACCGGGAGGTTGAATACCGGGGATGAACATAGCATCCCCTTTATCAAACTTAGCGAAATTCAAAGGTGTAGTTGGTCTACCAGAGCTATTCTTCCAAGCATCTAGGTTACGCATACTGAATACAGCAATACCTGTACTACCAACTTTAATAGGGAATGTAAGACCTGCTGTAGAGGACACAGGGAACGCTACTGGTACACCCAACACAACTGGTCTTTCCTTGACTTCCCCATCCTTAAATCGTTGATTCACTGTTGGCTGGATGTCTACCATTGCCCCATTCAAAGAGTCTCTAATAGCCACCACAATACACGGAATCGCTGTGTTTACGTTGGACATTTGATTCTGGAAAGCAGCAACTAATACTTCTTGGAGACTTCCTTCTCTATCGCTCACTTGGCCACCACTTTCTCAATTGCAGAACATCTAAATTCTGACCACCAAGCTGCTCCTCTCCAATCACCTGTATGACGTAGATCAGTAACTTTGTACCAGCCCGTAATCAGAGTGTCTTCAAGGCTGATAATATCACCGGGAACAATGTCTGGGTTCAGGAGTGTCTTGAATTGAACAGATTGAATCTTAGCTTTATCTTTCTTGCTTCTACGGACATCACCAGATGTTCTGTAAGCATTCTCAATCAAACCTGTGTATTTGCTGATAACATAAGCATCTTCAAACTTCTCAGAGTTACCACGATCATTGTCATGTATATAGAGAACGTCATCATCAATCTGCCAATCCAAAGCATACTTCTCAGATAACTCATTAAGCATGTCTTTAGGAGTACCTTGCAAGGGGTATCCATAAATGATTGGACTGTTTAAGTTAGTACCATTGAACACACTTCTAGAAACACCGGGAAGAGCTTTGCGAATGTCTTCAGCTACATCTTTGATTGTTCTACCGGGAGCTACAAGACCAGACATAACCTCATGGTTTAACTCTGTGTAAGCTCCACCCATAAGAATCTGTGTAACTCTATCAGCTCCACTCTTACGTGTAGTTACGTTTGTAACTTGTCCAGCAAATAGACGCTTCATTCCAATATCTCTATATCCTGCACTAAATACAGCAGCAGGGTAGTCTACGTCTAGAAGTTTAAGCTTTCATTTGAGAGATTATAGATTTCTATGCTTGCAGAGTTAGTCTTATCTTTATTGCTACTACTTTTACTAATATCGAATGTACATTGAAGATCATTAATCTGAAGCCCTTCACCAGAGACTGCATTACCAACGATCAGTTCATACACTCTGTTGATTTGTGGCTGCATGTTAATCCTCTGTGTAAGTGTAGACAAATGAATAATATTGATTCAGTTTGTCTGGGAATGTCTTGTATGGTTCAGATTGGAGAGTACCTTTCTGGATCAACAAGAAGAATCCTGTAAGGTTTGGTAATGCGTAGTCATACATAATTGGATAACCCGGAACTAACCCAGCACCTAAAACAATAGGGTTTCTATCAGCATCATAGAGAGACATGAAATACAGTTGAGAGCGTTCGTTATAAACGATTTCAATGATGTAAGAGTTACCTTCTAAAGATACAGAATACTCGTAGATGGGTGAATCATCGTCCAGTATGAGGTTTACATAAATGTTAGCCATTAAATCTCTCCTGCTACATTACGTTCTGGGTCAACGTCATTCTGAGCATCATCTACAGCACCTGCTTTACTTGCATCCCCAGAAGTGGCTGTGTCTTTAGTTGTACTATCACACTTCCCGAGAGACTTTTTAGTAGCAATCTTTTTCTTGACAGGAGCTTGAACAAGGTCAGCAGGAATTGTTACTTTCTTTAAATTTGCAAAGCGAACCTGCTCAAAGGTGATGTCTGCATACAACGCAAATCCGCTATCCACATCTTCTCTAAAATTAATAGAGGTTATGATTAGCGCAGCATTGTCACTGGCAGGTAGCTTCTTGACAAGAGTAAGGAAATTATCAGTCTCGAATAGGTTAACTGGTCTAATCAGTGACTCCCATTGACCTGTTATTTGATTCACTCCCTCGCCTGATTGCAAGTTGATCAGAATATCCTGAATCTTTTCTGTAGTGTCACCTTCAAAAATGTCCCCGCGAATATCGTCCATGATGACATCTGGAAGTGTATCAGGCAGGAGTTGTCCAACTACGTTGGGAATGTATCTCATCAACAACGACTGATCGGAACTTCCTACAACAACAGCCTCTGGGGGCATT